TTTGTGGTTTAGGTAATTTAACTGTGTAGCGGCTTCTAATATCTCGTTACTAATACCAGATAGAACAACCTCGTAATCAGCGGGGCTAAGCTCGCCATCTTGGCTAGGCATAGAAGCAGACCCAAGTGAACCAAGTCCATAATATGTAGACCCGTTAAACTCGATATTGTCCAGCTTAGTGGTGAATCTGAGGTGATACGGATCAGGGAACGCTATGTCTACCAGCAAGGCCACAGAGAAAGACGCGCCACTTGTTAGTAGCGCTTTTACATCAGGGTCAATTACTCTAGGCATTAAGTCACGTCCTCAATGCAATTAATCGAGGCGCCGTGAATGTAATTGGCTTGTATATCCCATGACGCTTGATTGTCATCTGATAGCATAAAGATAGCTTGTGGCTCTGTTGCTTCTATTGGGTCTAAGTCGTTTGTTGCTTTTCGTAATGGTGGCGCAATGGGTATGGCTGCGCCTGCTAGGTAGCTTGCTGGCCAGTCGTTGGCTTTACCAAAGAACGCGGCTTGGCATTTGATCTTGTCGCCTACTGTCGGTAAACCCCCTTGTGAACCATTGTCAAAAACTTCGTAAAACAACGCATAAATATCTAAATCCCCAGAAGCTGAAGCCGTATACTCTATTTGAAACAAAATATATCCATTCGGCAACTCTTCCACTTTCACATCAACAGGTTCACCAGAAGCGGTATAATTTCCTGTAATTGCGCTAATTCTAATAGCCGCAAATGTACTGCTTCCAGTTTGATATGAGACTCTGACACCAATATCACTGCCAGATTCCGGTTTTATCACCATGCACGTGTAGTACTTGCCTCCCACCTCCGCAGTATTATTCAGCCTGTGATTTAAAGGCGCAGTACCAGGTCCCAGATACTCAAACTCACCTACAAAACTTTCTCCACTAGGGTTAGGCTCATATACTGATTGATAAGATGTATCAACATCAAATGCCCCAGTCCAACCACTAGGATCAAACGGGCTGGGCATTAAGTTAGTGCCAGTGTATTCAATGTAATCATTACTATCAGTGGCTGCAGTATCCACTACCATTTTTAGCTCACCATTGAATTCGATATAGTCGCCCGCCTCGAATAGATTAGCTTGCCCTGCGTCCCATCCTTTTGTATTGATAACTGAGCCAGTCTGCCCCGCGCCATCAATTACACCCGCGCCTTGCATGGTGCCCAACTGATTTAAATCAGGCGGGGTCATTCTGAAGCGACCAGCCATTCCACCAAGCCGAGCTAGAAAGGCTTTGATTTTACGACCTTCTTTTTCTGTGCGATTAGTGAAAGGCATATTGACCGACCACTGATCACCAACCAGCTTACCCGTCTGTACGGCGTTGTTTAAGTCACTGGTAAAGGTCGTTGTATTAGTTTTAAGGCTTAAGCTTGTGCCCGTGTCTGGGTTAACATCTGGAAAATCTAATACACTCACGCTCTCAACCTCGCTGATCGACTCATGCTACCGCCTTTGTTTAATTCTGCTTTAACTGCGTTAGTTGAGGCGCTAACAATGGCAGGAATGAGGCTGGCCACCTCTTGTTTTGTTACGCCTGCTTGAATATTAACCACTGTTGTTACACTTGCGCCGCCACTCTCTAATGCGTGATTAGGGGTAATGCTCCCGCCTTGTGAGCCAAGCTGTAAAACCTCTGGTCCGTTCTCACCCACTAAATAGCGCCCGTTGCTTTCTACTTGGCCACCCATGGCACGTGCGCCTTGATACTCTTGACCTTGTATCATGGCTATCTGTGCCGCACCCATTGCGCCCACCGCCGTAGCCAGCGCCACGCCCACCGGTGTTGGAGTAACCGCTAGCGCATTAGTCATTGCTAGCGCCGTACTCACTGCCGCCTGAGCGCTGGCAAAGTTCTTGTACTCTTGGAACTGCTCTTCGCCGCCTTGTCTCGCTATCTCAGCCATTTGACCAAATAGGCCACCCATAATACCAAGAGCTGCTGTCTGATTTGCAGTCATAACCTGCATCTTTGACCTTTCCGCCGCCTTGGTTCTAGCAATGTCGCCAGCGGTATAGTCTTCATCGATTCGCTTTTTGGCTTCTTTGTAAGCTTGGAAGTCAATTATGTTTCCTGAGTAAGCGTTGGCCAATATGCTTTTCTGCTCTGCCATTTCTCGCTTTGCGCGCTCGGCTGGCGTTTCTAATCCCTGAATAACTGCAAGAGCATCGGATTCGGCTTTATTTCTTGCGTCATTGGCCGCGGTTACGGCACTGGCTGCATCCCGCTCTGCCTGAGCTGTGCCATTTAGAATATCTTTCCGGTCTTTCAGGGTTTTATTGTTAGATTCTATATCTGCCTTACTATTGGCAATTATCTTTCTAAGTCTTTCTTCCTCTTCTGAGAACTCAAGAACATCAACACGGCCTCTACTGTATTGATCCATTAGCCTACCAAGCTTAAATACAGCGGTATCAAGTTCACCTTGAAGCTTTCTGTTTTCTACTGCTATATTCTTGGTTTCGTCAGCAATCTTTAAGCGTATAAGCTCGCGCTGAGCCATTCCAAGCTCTTCATACTTACCTGCTAGTTCGTCTATTTCTTCTGAAAGGTTGCTAGATGCGTTCTCAGCATCACGGGACGCGCTCACAAAGTAGCTACCAAGAGCACCAGCCGCCGCACCTATAAGAATACCAAGGGCACCAAAGCCAAGCATTAAATCGGGAAGCTGTATGGCAAGCGCTTGTAAATAATTGCCTGTTGCTGAGCCTTGCTGTGCAACCTGTGACAATTGCATCGATACCATTCGCGCTTGATGGCCAAATCCTTGCATCTTGGGTGTGGCATCTACAGCGGCGCTTGATGTGGCTTTTATGGAAGGAGTTACAGACTTAAACCCAGCGTTCATTCCCGCTGTGTTTCGGATGATTGATTTTTCTGTGCTATCACCAACCTTCTTAAAATTCTTGAGGGCTGTTTCACCCTTCTTTAATCCGGTTGTATCGGCTTGTATGGCAACCTTGGCAATGTCTGTCATTTGCTTCTTTTCCTTCGCCTTGCTGCTAGTGCATGATGATCTGTTTTGCCCATGTACGGTGCCATGTGGCTAGGATTTACAGCTTTAGAGTGTTCAACCAGATAGATATTCGATAAATCAATTAAGGCTTTGCAATCTGCTGTGCTTATCGTTGTTTGCGTAGCCTGTTTCCAAGCGTTTAAGTCTTGCCAGTTTATTGGCCTTAAACCTGTTTCACTGGCCACTACAAAACCAAGTTCGTTTAGATAACCAATCAGGTGAATCAATGCGCCCTTGTCTGGTTGGCCACCTGACCAACCACTACGGCGCGGATGGCCATCTTTCGGTTTAGCATCAAGGAAAGCCTGCATTCGAACCCAAAGCGCTAAGCGCTCTAGATTCGTTACATAAAATTTTCTCGATTACCTACAAACCTTGTCACCTGCTCGTGCAACCACTTAAAGCGCTGATCAGAATACACTAGGCGTACATTTTCAGGCGTACACTCTAGTGCTTTCCCTTCTAGCTCAATATCAGTCCACGCTACAGTGCAGGCTGTATAAACAACAATATCAAGCTCAGCATAATCAATGTCAGAGCCGTTAACTTGCGCCTCTGTCAAAGCCTTCACCTGATCAGTGTACTGTTTACGGTAGACATCGGAATCTTTACCGCACAATTCAATAGAGCAACCTAGGTCTTCACTTGTAACAGGGTGCTTTAAGTTAAGAACTGCGGTTTCAGATACAGCTAAGCTAGATAAATCCATTATACAGGGTCAACCGTAATCACTTGGTTGTTAAGGGCAACGTTACAAGCACCCATGCGAACACTTGATGCGCTGCCTACATTGGATGTGAATGAGGTAGAAATACCTGTAAAGTACTCAATACCACCGTCGATATATTCAACCTTGAAGCTATGCGCCTTGCCTTTGTTTACGCCGTCAAATCCAGCTTTCAAGACATCTTGGCCAGCATCGGCAAAAAGCTTGCCCATTTGAACCGCAATAGTGCCGTAATCAATGGAGCCGATTAGCTTATTTACCACGCCTGTTTTGATTGGCGTGTGGGTTAGCACCTCACCTTCGCCGCCAAACTCGCCAATGTCGGAAACCTCACCAACTTCCGCATAAGTTAGAGCTGCAAATCCAGTCGGGTCATAAGTGGCAGGCTCACCAAGAACCACGCTAAAAACCGTTCCTAAGCTTGTTGTAACAGCCATGATTTTTTCCTTTTTTGTTTGTTTTTATTCGCTGTACATAACTGTAAGCGGTAAAATAATTCTATCTTCAAGCGGTATTATATCAGTATTGTAAGGGGTTTTACTAACCCTCACATTGCCACTAATAACTAGGTTTTTAGGGAATAATGCGCCTACTTGCTCTGATATATTGTGCAGTGGTATTAATCCTGTATCAGGACGACCGCATACATTAACCTGAGCAAGCCCCTGCATTAACACAGTACCGCTTTTCAAGCCCTGATCAATTCCACTATTAGGCATAAATGAAACTTCAAGCCAATGGCCTGAGTCGGGCGGTGTGAATGATTTTGTGGGATATGCGATAGGATAGCCCAAAGCGGCTGAATCAATAATACTGAAAAACGCCTGAGCTATATCTGAATTAGTTGTCATCGGCTAAACCTTGCTGTTGCTGATACTTGGTGAACTATTCGAGGCCAATCCTGCACAGCTCGCCTTACAAAACCATCTTTGTTTTCGCGGTGGATCGCATAGTTAGCCGTCCAGCCAAAGTATATTATCTCACCTATTTTAAGGCTATTTATAACGGCAGCTTGCGAACTTGCATCCCATTGCCCTGCTTCATCTTTCTTTGTGAACGGGTTAACACTATTCCCAATAGGCAAAGTGTCGATGGATGCAGTGCCACTATTGCGTAAAAAACCAGTATCAACCCGCATATTGCCGCCCTTGGTCACTGGCTCTTGGGCTTCATTGATTAGGCGCTGGAATGATTCTTTTGCGACCGCTTCCATTCTGGCCTCTGTTTTTAGCACCCATTTATTTAGGTCTAGAGTTAAGCTCATTATTCAGCCTTTGTGCTCTGGGTCATGCTTTATATCCCATCTTTTGTTTTTGTATATCTTCCACGCATGCCCTTTACTAATCCCATATTTGAGAGAAATATCACTGAGACTCATGATCAAGGCATCACTCCTGATGGCCCTAACAATATCCCAAGTTAACCTAGAAAAGTTACAATCTTCACCCCTTCTTCTTGTTCCGTGAATATCTTTATCTTTCTCGTTGTCAGCGCGAGTCTTCCACGATAAGTGTTTTGGGTTCATACACCCTCTTACCCCATTGCCACAAGAATGCGCTGCATCCATACCTTCATCTGGCGGCAAGCCATGCACTTTCTCGCACATAACCCTACTAGCGACAGTATACTTACCGTTAAACCATATGTTCCCATAGCCTGTCTTATTTCTAGCAAATGGCCACACTATACAGTCATCCTCATGGTATCCTATATGGTCATTTATCCACCTTAACGTCTTTCCAGTCAAAGGAGACGGAAGAGTGAATTCGATTTCTCCCCTATGGAACATTCTATAGTGAGATGCGCAAAGCCCTCTAGCATGGTGCTTATTTTTGCAGTCACTGTACATGCAAATCTTCATAATCAAGCCTTATTATGAAAGCCATTTAATAATGGCAATACACTGGCTTATTGTGTACTTTCGGGAGCTACCCTAGCCATAACTAATTGTACACTACCTAAAACCTTCAATCCTTTTTAGTTTTCCAATGAAATTTATAGTGGTGTTTTTACGGCATCGGCACTGTATTAATTCACTAGCAGGCGCACCCAGTGAATCATCGCGTGGAAACATTGCTTGCCCTCCAAATGGGAAGTCAAACGGATCTCCGTGCTTTCGCCTTTGACCCTCCATTAGCAAATGACTATCCCTCGTGCGCCCATCCGGACCTGACGAATCCCACTCAGAATCAACATCCTGCCTGTCTACTTCACCCTTTTCCACTGCTTGGTTGACAGACTCGTCATGCCCAGCACTCAGTGCTTTAATAGATTCTGTTCTGGCTATCACATCACCACGGTATTTTAATGTACGGCCCTGTAGTCGGGTAATAGCTCGATTTATTTGTTGCGGTGTTAGCTCTTGGCCATCGTTAATGGCTTTTCGTATCGTGCTATCTAGTCGTTTATCACGTAGCTCGCGGGTGAAGTAGTTTTGGTTTAGGTTTTCCAGCTCATCACGAGCATTAGCTACCCATCCCGCTTGCTGTGTGGTCAGGCCTATAAAACCCCCTGTGCGCTTGCCCGTGGCATCCATACGCCCAACTAAACCAAGTGCTTGCTGCCTAGGGTTAACTCCCTGCTCCAAGCCTTCCGTTAGCACCTCGCGTACTAATTCCTGCTGGCCATCGGACATTTCGACAATTAAGCGACTAGATTCACGCAATAGCCACGATTCAGCGGCTGGACTTCTCATGTTAAAGCGAAAGGGAATTTCCCCGTCTTCTGTGGGAATTTCACCTATTTGAATGGCACCCGTCATACCACCTGATCTGTATGCCTGCCTAAGCGCTTCATCCATACCCTCAAAAGCACTGGGGTCTAAGCCTAGTAATTTAATGGCGCCATCAATATCACCGCGCTCAATTAGGACGGTTAACTGATTGATCTTTACGTCATTTTTAATAGCCGACACAGAATCAAGAAACGCCTTCAACATTTCTGACTCTTGCTGTGTGGCGATTAGGGTTAGGCTAGGCATGATTAACCCTTAACAAAGATACGCCACGCCACGGTTGTTCCAGCGGCGGGGATTGGGTCTATTTGAATAATCTGCTTTTTATCGCCGTCAATTGACACCAGACCGTTAATGGCTGGCACTTGATCAAATACAGCGGCTGTAACCTCTAAATCAGACTGGGTGATCAGGTCGGACCAGTATTGAGCGCTAGCGCCCTTAACAGTCGCCTCAATCTTTACAGGCAACCCCTCTGTTACGCCGTCCCAGTCATTAGGGCCCTGCACTACAGGGATAAAATGAATCACGCCCTGATTAAACTCAGTTAGCAGCTCAGCGGCCGTATCTTGCATATCCTGATAGAAATCAGCCACGTGACACCTTAAAGTTGTTAGCGCCTTGACTACTCAAGTATGGACGCAGCAAAGCGGTAATATGAACATAACTGGTAGAGTTGCCGCCTTTGTCACTGTACTTAACTGACACAGCGCCATGTACGGTCTTCTCTAATACTTTCTGGCCAATAGGTGCTAATGGGTCTTCGCCTTTATCGTAAACTAAAGCTGTTTGCATTTGGGCGGTTACGATATTAGCGGGAACCTCAGTTTCACCATTACGGGGGAACTGCAAAGCCTGATTGAGGTCTGTCTTCTTACCAGAATAGCTTTGCAGCTCAATATAATCCAAAGCCTGTGTAAGCGTCTCAGATACAGGGCGTAAAAGCGTAATGCCTCGCGCCGCTGCGTAAGCTGTGAAGTCGGTTTCTTCTACGTAGCCTATG